TGCGCTTCCATGACCAGCTTGGCTTCGCATACCATCATCAAGTTTTTTGTCATGAATTACCTCATCGACTTTTGTTCGGTCAATGTCTTGTATTGTTTTGGGTGGTCTGCCGCGAGGCGGCTTTCCTCTAGGTTTGTAATCTTGCAAATATCCTACCACTTTTTGAAAAATGGTAGTCATTTTATTTTCCAATATTCATTTTATTGGTTTGATTGCCACCGCCACCGCCAGTGTCTTGTGGACTTGTGCCAGCGATTGGTTCAGGTTTACCGCCTTCTTTTAGCGTATCCGCGCCATCCATGTGCGCCTTGCCTAAATATTCCCGCGCCTCATTCTGCGTCATTATTCCAGCATTAACACCAGCCACCGCATAATTCATTTGGTCAAGCGGTGCGCCCTTTAGAAAGTCTTGTGTGTCAAACTGTACGCACAAATTAGGGTAACCCTTAAACAGTGATGCTTTCAGCTTTTGCTGGACATTAACAATAATCGGGTACATAGTGGACTTATAAAACTCATCCAACATGGTCTGCGTGTTGTTAAATTTTTGGTCGCCAATATGCAACATCGCTGGTGGTACACCATACAAACCGCAAATCCTATTCATGGTTTGTTTTTTTAGGTTTGCTAAATCCGTATCCTGCAGACTTAACATTTTTAGCGGTTCGTATTTCATGCCTTGGTCAAGCAACATTCCCTGACCCGGCTTGCTCTTGTCCGTCTGCTGACTGCCCACCATGCTAGACCATGCCTCTTTTAGTCGTGCGGCAATCTCCTTATATTTGGCATCAGGAATCACATTGTCAGTTATAAACATACCGCTGGGCTTTGCGCCATTCAGCATCACATAGTTAGCATACAAATCAATGTCTTGGTCTAAACCAACTAATTCAGCCGCTAATATGCCTTTGTTAAAACCAGCCGAGCCTTGCCATGCCATATCTTTGCAGTGCATGACTTGATGCGCGGAAAGCGGTTCGTCTTTGTTGAAGCCGTAGCTGGGCGTGGACAACCGATAGCTCGGGTATCGCGTGGGCGTAATAGTCACAGCAATAAGTGTGCTGTCCAATTCGTACATTTCCAGCGGTGTCTGGCTTGGGTCGGATTGGTCTTTTCTCCACCACAAGGTAAAAGCCTCACCTAACAACTCATGCCACATCATCCACTGATACCAATACTCATACTGGCTCTGGAAATTGTTCGGATTAGTCAGCAATGAATAGACTTGCTTGGCTTTAATTTTGTCACGCACACCTACATTCGGGTCAGTCAGTGCGTTTACATAAGTGCCATCCTCTGCCATTGCCATAATGTTAATTGGCAATTGCGAAATTGCTCGCGCTTTAACCGCCACGCATGACATTACAGTGCTGTTTCGAGTCAGCAAAGATGTGTCTACTGGGCGACCAGCGTTCGTCGTACTGCCAGTAGTGACATACAGAATCTGCGTGTTTACTGTCGAATTCTTATTGTTGCCTTGATAGACAATGTTATTGCCTAATGCGGTCTGACCAAAAAGGGTGTTTGCTTCTTTGGAATCTTTTGCTTTTCCAATGAATTTATCAAATATTCCCATGCTTCACCTTTAAAAAGTGCGGAAACCAAAACGCCCTAATGGAGGGTTATCAAGCGAACAGTGCATCGCAATGATGAGTGCAATTATGCCATCAACCTTTGCACTTTTGTCAGCTTCATTTTTTCTGACTTTAACATTTCCATTCACATCTTCATAGACTTCGCAGTTCCCTAGTTGCCATCCTACAAATGGATTGCCATCATGTTTAACTTTGTAATTCATTATAAGTTTCTCAACATGCTTGCTAGGGTTGCTCAGTATCGCCATGCCTTGCCCGACTTTTTTAACAGGCATTCCGTTTTCGTGTAAGCGTGCTACTAAGCTTGCCGCGTTATAAGCATCAAAGCCTATCTCTTGCGTCATATCATATTTGCTATATTGCCCAATGATGTAGTCGCTGATTTCTCGGTCATCCATCACATTGCCTTGCGTAATGTGGAGTATTCCAGAATTCACCGCCATTCTAAAAATGTCTGCATAGTGTTTAGGTATAAGTGCCAAACCTTCTTCTGGCAAGAAAAATTTAAACTCTGCCTCATAGTCGTTTTCGTCAAATCGTTTAAGTGTGCAGACAGCATTTAAATCTCGCGTTGCCGCCAAGTCAAACCCGACAAACACTGCTTCAGGTGTCCTGTCTTTCTCTGTTATATAAGCCTGTTTATCATCCCAGTATGCGCGGTCAACCCAAGCCGCATTAGCACTGACATACAAGTTTAGTGTCTTACAAAGGAACTCATTAAGTGCGGCTGGCTTATGCTTTGCTTCTTCTGCCCTCTGCTGGATAGCTTCTTCAAATACGCTGATGCCGTGCATAGGGTTAGCCTTCGCCCATGTAACCGGTTGCCGCCAATCATCTTGTGGGTCAAGGCTATACATAAGTCCGAACCAGCGCGGGTTATCTTCTGCCTCGCCTGTCAGCCTTGCTTCATGCAACGCCATGTCTTCATAGAACTTTGTCTCTTTTGTAAAGCTCGCAGTGGTGATGTAAATCCGCAAAGGATTTTGTCTAGCAACCATGCCTGAGTGCAAGACCTCAATGCTGTTCCGGTCAACAATCTGGGCGGCTTCATCAACAATTACACATGATGGGTTCATACCATCACCAGTTTTTTTTGTGTCCCTAGACAAGGCTTTAAACATCGTCTGTGCATCCCCGACTTTAGTCACCTGATACTTGCTAGGGTTGTACAGTGCCGATACATCACTCGGCATATTTTCAATAAAGCCTATTGCGGCATGGAACACAATGCTAGCTTGGTCGCGGTTTGTCGCTAGTGTGTAGACTTCAGCACCAGCCTCACCCCACTGCAATTCATACAAAGCTATTGCCGCTGTAAGTGTGGACTTACCAGCTTTGCGAGGAATGAAAACAATGACATCAGTGACCATCCGTTTAGTCGGGTCACGCTTATTGCGGAATCCATAGATAGCGCAAATGATAAAAATCTGGAACGGCTCAAGCACTAATGGCTTACCAGCATCTGGACCCTTAGTATGTTTCAGCGTTAGTGCAAATTCAAGAAAATGCTCAACATACTTAACATGAAATTCCCATGCCCACGCCCTATTTTCTAGTTGGTCAACAAACCGCTGACACGCCAGCTTAATCATGCGGCACACAGCGATTTCTCCCTTTGCTACTTTTACTGCATACAGGATGCCATCTTCATAATTCATGGACCATTAAGCAACTTAGAATATTTGCCGCCCTCTTGCTTATTAGTCGCCAGCCTACCACGCGGTGTTAAGCCCAGTTCATTCATCAGCACTATGGCGCGACTGAGCGCCTTGTCACCAACTGTAAAAAAAGGATTGGGTCCAATAGTTTGACCATTGTTAAACACGCTTATGATTCCTTTTTGCTGTACGCCATTCCAGCACTTCACATAGATTTCAATCTGCGAAGCAAGCGCGGCAAGGACATGCTTATCTTGGTCACTGCCGATGCCGTAAGTCTCCCAAAGAAAATCAGAAGTCTCTTGAATAAATTTATCCCTGTCCCATTTTTTTGGGTTGTCTAGCCATTCAGCTTTAGGCACTCGCGCACGGACTTTTTCAGGCAGTGGCACTGCGCCATGTCCTTGTTTTGTGCCATGCACAAGATGCAATTCAGGTGGTAGTCGATTTGTCATGGTGTTTTGTGTATAACTTAGCTAAGTACCCCCCTAGCTTAACTCAATTTCCACGAAGTTGCCCCCGTGCTTGCTGTGGTAGAAATGGGGAATAAATAAGTTTATTAAAACTTTTCTCCTTAACTAAAACTTTTTTGTCGGTTATGTCTATATCTGTGCATAGTGTGTATAACTCAATCTATACCCTGAGCATTATGCATAACATACCCATAGTCACCGAGTGTATAGACTACTGTGCCATCAGGTGTGTAGTGGTGTATCTCGCCCTTGCGTTCTAACGCGGTCTTATGACTGTGGCACTCAGTACATAGTGATTGAAATATATTGTGCCTGAATGCCTGACCACCGAGCCTACGCCAAGGGAAGAGGTGGTCTACATGGTTTGCGTTATGTATAAGCCCACGACTAAAGCACGACTGACATAAGGGTTGCTTGCTTAACTGTAATGCTCGCATTGTCTGCCAAGCTTTGGAATGGTACGGACCATCATCAGACCTCTCGGTGTAATCAATCCCACCATGTTCATTGCAGTAACTGTTAAGCTTACTTCTGTGTGCCTTACATCCTAGATAAGCGCACTTAGTTGTAGCGGGTACAGTAGGCATCAGTCTTTCGCTTTCGGTCTCCAGCTATTACCGAACCCCTCTTGCTTACGACCCGCCTGTGTGGGCATACCAGCACGGTCAACCAGCCTATCTACTTCTTCATCTTCCATACCTAGCCGGGCTTGTATTTCTTCTTTGCTTATACCCTCATCTACGATACCCCTAACAATATGCGCCATCGGCAATATCCCATGCGTACCCCTAGCGCGGTTATGCCGTATCGTACTCATCTGCCTATGCACTGGGTCTATGTCCACAGTGACAGTCGGCACTTTACCCGCATATCTTTCCATCAATCGCTTATCACCGCTCACTGTGTAGCGATGGAAACCGTCAACAATAGTCCCATCAGGTAGCGTAACAATAGGCTGAGTCCACCCATCTTCAATGATTGAAATAATGAGCAATTCAAGTTCAGGTGGTGCTACTTTATTCGGGTTGTAATCATTGGGCTTCAGCGTATCACGCGACACCCACTTAACTTTGCTTATTGGTTGTTGCTCAATATCTAGTGCCATTGTCATCCTCTGTAATGTCTGCTAATTCTAAACCTAACTTATCCCTTGCCAGTGACGCATTAGATGCGACATTGCCTTTACGCCTGTCTTTTAAATCTGCCCTGTTCGCAATCATTGCAAGAAACTTCCAACTAAGTCCAGTATGCAAATCAGGCTCTGTCTCATGGATTGGGCGATTTGTTTTTGACTTATGCTGTTCAATCAAAGCCGCAATATTTTTTGCAACCTTAGCTTTCAGGTCTTTAGGATAAAGCTCAAGCAGAGCATAAGTCCAATCCCGCCATGTCATGCCATCAGGTAAAGTCAGCTTACCAAAACCATAAAGCTCAGTGTTTGCATATCTGCCAGCAGTAGCCGCGCCATGTACTCTGCCAATCATTTTGTGCCATAGCAGAGGCCAACATTGAGCATATATCCATAAGCCGCCTAAAGGTTCTTCACCATACGGAGGGCATACACGCTGTGAGCTGGGTGATACGCCAGCCATGCTCATCAAGTCATAGGATTTGTTGTAATCCCAACCGAACATCCTAGGCGCAGTCCACACATCAAATGTTGTCCAGTCGTAAATGGGACTGACTGGATAGTTGTGACCATTCCTAGGCGCACCAATCCAGTTATTTTTCGTCTTCATCGCCACACTGCGATACCGCCTTAATGATTCATCAGCCCTTATACCCCGCACATCAGCCACCGAGCCGCATTCCTGTCCGTAGACTAGGTGAGCAATGTCAGGCACGCTGTCGCCCCATTTAAAGCCTTCTATGTGCGTGATTACATTGTCAGGCATATCCCTGACCCACTTTTCTTTTTCTGCGGGATTCCAGCAATGCCAATATGGTTGCTGTCTTGAACAACCGTTTCTGTGCTTAATAGGAATGCAGAGCCATTTAAATCTGATTTCAGGATGTGCTCTGACGCGTTCTACATAATCAATAGTTTCAGGATGTATTGCTTCTTCATCCCAAAAATAAACATCAAGCGGTAATTTATTTTTTTCTTTGGCAACTTGCCATGCAAGGTTTAAACAGACTGTTGAGTCTTTCCCGCCACTAAATGAAACGACTACCTTGTCAAAATTGTCAAATAAATATCTGAATCTTTCTAGTGCGGCATCATAGACATTTAAGTCTGCAATGACTTCTTTTTTCAGAATTTTCATTTCGTCTGAATCTCAGGCAAATCTTTTGCGCTCACTCCATCAACCATTGTTCGATTCAGCATAGGATGAAATTGGTGAGTCGGTCCATAGTCACTATCTGGGTGATATGCAAGCACACGCAAATGCTCGCCATGCGGTGTTTGAAATTTATGCACGCCATCGGTATGTATGACCCAAATCATTCCAGCTTCTAATGGAATTGATTCCTCTACGCCATCATTCATTGCCACGCACTGTCCTTTGCCAGACATGACAATACCGATGCGGTCACTCGGATGTGTGTGTGCTGTTTGGTCAATGCCGGGCGGGAAGTAGAGCAAATTTAAACAGGGGTCACCTAACATGACAGGAGGTATAAGCAAACTATCAGTGCAACCATCAATGTATTTAAGCCGCCCCTCATGCTCTGCTGGTCCACCAATGCTGAACATGCCACGATAGCCCTTGCGACTTACCACAATACCGCGACCACCGACTACACTGCCTACACCCGGCAAACACGCATACATCCCTGTCTGCAACCGAAATGAAATGCCCTCCCAGTTCAGAATTGTTGAGCCTTCATAACAATAAATGTAATGCGTATCTTCATGGTCTAGTTGCAAACCTAAATCCCAAGCACTAAGGTAACTAGGGAATTTGTCAGACAAATCAGCTATCTTGCCATTCTTCCAAGGAAAAGATGAAAACGCTTTACTCATTAATGTACTCCTTACAAATGACCCACAAAGCTTGACCGCTGGTATCTAGGTAATGCTCATTTTTTGCTTTTTTTAACGCTTTAAAAACTGTATCCCGTTGCTCATGCTCCAGCATGACAGAAAGAGGAAACAATTCTGAATCAGGCTTATCTGTATCGCTCTCATGCGCTTCATCACCTTCATCGTCTGCATCATCGCCCATGTTGTTCAACTTTGCTAAATCTTGGTCATCTGACATGCGACTTAAATCAGCTTCACTAAAGCCGAGCAATCCTAAATCTATATCGGCATCCCGCAATGCGTCAAGCTCAAGGGCGAGTATCTGAATGTCCCATCCACTGTTAAGCGCGATTTTGTTGTCAGCAATGACATAGGCTTTTTTCTGAATGTCAGATAAGTGCGCTAAATTTATGCAAGGGACTTTTGTAATAGACAATTTAACTGCGGCTCTGAGTCTGCCATGTCCAGCAATGATGCCGTTATCTCCATCAAGCAAAATCGGGTTTGTCCAACCAAATTCTTTTATGCTTGCCGCTATTTGCGCGACTTGTTCTTCAGTATGTGTGCGACTGTTATTGATGTAGGGTATTAAGCTGTCTACTGATTTATAAGTAACTTGAATCTGTTTTGTCATGTCATGTCCTTTGTTACGCCAAGAATCTTAACTTATAAAGTGTACTGTTAATTAAGTTAGCTATGTTGTCAATTTCATTTTGCAATTCGCTGTCTTGCGGAAAGCCGTTTGCTCTACGCAATGTTTGCACATCGTTTTTCAAATATTCCAAATAATCAATTGGGTTCATGTCAGGCATCAGCATTGCCGTACTGGGATACTTAGTCAGCAAACCATATTTGCCTTGGAATGCTTCAACAAACGCATCCACAAGGTCGCCAATGCCATCGTAGAACGCACCAAGTGCCATGTGTTGGCTGTAACTGCGGATTTGCAAATGCAGAATGTGTCCAGTGGTCACGCTGTTAAGCAAGCACATTGTGAAGTCCATTACTGGGTCGGCTTTTTGCTCAATGCTTGCAGTGAATTTAACCATCAGAATCCCCTTTTGTTAATTATCTATCTGCGGCGTTGGTGCGTCAAGCGACCATAACCCGCGATACTGCAATTCATTAACTGTCATTCTAAATGCTTCATACCAAATCTGTTGCCTCATTTCATTAGTCATTAAATGACTTGCATCTACTACCTGATGACAGTCACAGCACAGTGCCGCTGTGTACTCATCAGACGCCTTTATAGACCGCCCTTTGCCATGCTTGGCTAGGTTGCTATGTGCCGCTTGCGTCTTGCCCTCTAAGCCGCAATTCTGACAAGGCAAAGATGCAACATTCTGCAAATGCTTTTTACTGCGCCAATAATTAAATTTTGCTCTCATGCAATATGCACCACGCGATGATTGTTTGACCTGATGTAGTCGCTAGTCTTCTGCAACATGCGCTCATATTCTGAACGACTAATGCTTGTGCGTTGTAAATCATGCAGTTGGTAGAGTTCTTTAATGTATTTAATGCCTGTGCCGGTTAAGCCCATTTTGCGGGTTTTCTCATATCTGTGTGCCGCATCTTGCATTTCTTTCTGAACAATTTGGCATATCTCCAGCACTTCAACGCCTATGCCATTAGTCGCCATTGTCTCGGCAATGTTCATCATGTCAACCAGTGACCGCCAATCAGCAATCGTGCCATGCCCTTTTGTCATGCTTTCAATTGCGCTTAGTTCAATCAGCCGCACCTTGTCCAACAACGCATCAGTCGTTATTGCCGCGCCAGCCATAGCGTATTCAATAGGGTTAACTTTTGCCCAAACTTTTCTTCTGCATTGTTTTTTCATGTCAAATCAATTCCATTAAGCGCCGACCAAGCAAATAGGAACTCAATAAATTCTGTTCCTTCTTCTTTAGTAAATTTGCGAGTCTGCAAACCAAGCTGGACAATGCGCTCACCATCCAAACTAGCAACAACTTTTCCAGATTTTCTGCCGCTATCTGTCGCCCATTGGTCAACCAAAAAGCGTTTCCAGCTTTCAGCATCCCATCTTGCGCCTTGATGTTCTGCCTGTTTAGCTATTTTTCCTATCATTGAGTGATACATTTCCTCTTGGTCGCGGCTTTTGTTTTCAGGTTTAATTTCAAGTGTGAGCCGTTTACCAGAATCCAGCCTATCTTTAATCCTTGACCATAAAGTAAGCAATAACGCATGAGCTTGTTTTGAATTTTCTAGCTTATATATCATCATTTATCCTTTGCAAAATTTTTAATGCTTCGTATTCAGATTTCACAACATGGACAGAACCTCGCCATTGCAAATGCCATCCAGCTTGATCAAGCGTTAATTTTTGTTTGCTCAAGACTGCTTCGCCATCTTTGATTTCCATCAAAAAATTTTTGCCCCCAAACCCAATAAGCAAATCAGGGCAACCTTTACCAATAGCCGCTAATGATTGAACGGTCGCACCAATAGCCCTTAATGCGGTGACTATTTCTGTCTGATTTCTGTCAATCTTTGCCGCTTTTCTCATTCATCGCTTTCGTTAAATCTTCTGTAATACCTTTCCAAAAACCTGATGGGTCAGCATCAAGTTTCTTTGCCCTGTCCCAAGCGTAATGCTTTGCACCTTGCATACTTGCCATCCAAATCAAATGTTCAAGTGTTTTTTTATAAGTTGGCAAATCACCTGTTAGCCCGAGTGCTTGGTCAATTAAGCCGTGCGGTACATCCATTGAACCTTCTTTGTGTTTATCCAAAATCATGTTTGCTTCTAGCCTCGTCATTTTTGCCACCACGCATCCATATCAGCCGGTTTCTCCAGCTTAGGTAATTGACTTTTTACGCTCACTACATCAGCAACTCTTCCCCACTGGTGGAACGAACATTTAGGACTGCCCATGTTCACCGACCAGCGTTTGCCACAGCCCGGTGTCGTGCATAGCAACCTTGCATCATTATCCAGCTTATCTTCTTTGTAAACCTGTGCTTTTGCAAATGTCATTTGTCGTATCTCCCATCAATGATTTTGGCAAAATTGCCAGCGTTGACCACCCACTCTAAATCTGGTTGCCATAAGCGCCCTTTAGTTTCAAAGCCGCTTGCGAGGTTTGTACCATTTGCAATATGCCTAAAAAACGCATCCCACCACTTCAGCCCATCAGCCGTAGTGCGGTATCCATCCGGTGAATAGTCGCTAGGCTTTGAAGCCTGTATCCAGCGATTCCGCATATGATTCTGTCTCACCCCTTCCCATACCCTAGGTTGTGCCAAGTGCGGCAAATGGCGCTTCCACAAATCAATTATTGCCTGATGTGGACAGGGCGGGAATGAAGTTCCCGACAAAGAAGCTTTAGCTTCTTGTATATGGTTATTAGTTATTGGTTCTTGGTTTATAGTTAGTTGCACATCCGTTGTACGACCGTTCAACGACCGTTCAACATCCGTTGATTGTTTGTTGCGCTTCCGTTCAGCAGATGCTTTACCAGCGCGAGACGCTTGTTCTGCTTTCGCATGGTATTCAGCAATGACCTCCTGACAGCGTTGGTGATGCCAGCCATCATCGTGTAGCGTGAACATGTCGTTAAGCACATCACGCACAATAACTGGGCTTATGCGTATGCGCCTTGCAACCCAGTCTAGGTCTTTCGGAATTTTGTTCTCAGTGTCGTAGTACATATCGATGAGTCTCCGATATGCCAAGTCTTCTTCATTGCTAAGGTGAGCCGTGGCGGCTCGATAGTCGCTGATATTGAATTGGTAATAGTGCATTTAACCTCACATCTTCGGTTGCATCACAAAAAAAGACAAACGGCAGAGCGGTGATGAATCGCCTTTTCGGGAGCTACCCTAGCCGCGTCAAAAAAAAATCAGTTCATGCTCACAGTTTGACTGAACTCAGTGAACCATTCTGGCTTCAAGACTTTCAATTGCCATACGCGATTGTCAGGTACGCGTTCACCCCATTGGCTGATTGCGGCTTGACTAATACCGAGTAGGCTCGCTAATGCAGTCTGTGAGCCAGCGAGTTTGATTGCAGTTGTTTTTTCCATGAGCCGAAGTATAAGCCAGCCTAGCCTGATTTTGTAACCCATTTTTAATGTAATACCTTTGTTTCCTGTAAGTCAGCTTACCTTATACACTGGGTACTATAATTCAGCTAATATCCCCATGACTTGCAAAGGTATTATTAGTGGGCTTATACTTCACCCATCAGCAAGCCAACCAGTTAAAAGGAATCAAAAATGAACAACGCAAAATTTGGAATCGAATTAGAGTGCTACAACGTGCCGATGGGTGATGTGCGTAACGCACTGACCGCCGCTGGCATTCCAACAATGACTAGCTCTTACAGTGGTCGTGAATACTCAGTGTGGCAAATAAAGCCTGATGGCTCAATCCGCGGTGACAACGGCTTTGAAGTAGTCAGCCCCATCCTTGAAGGCGAAGCCGGTATCCATGATGTGCGTCGTGTCTGTGCCATCCTCGAGCAACTCGGTGCTAAGGTCAACACATCATGCGGCTTCCATGTCCACCACAATGCCGCCAACTGGGGCATCAAGGAATTCCGCAACCTGTTCAAACGCTTCGTAAAATTTGAAGCCGCCTTAGATGCAGTCCAGCCAACAAGCCGTCGTGCCAACAACAACACATACTGCAAATCAAACACACTCGGAATGTCTACCACTCAGTGCTTCGCGGCAATTGATTCTTGCAACACTGTACAAAAATTGTCAAACATCTACGGCGGTTCACGCTACTTCAAACTGAACCTCCAATCATTCTTCCGCATGGGTTCAGTCGAGTTCCGTCATCACGCTGGCACAGTGGATGCCGACAAGGTTGAGAACTACATCCGCTTGACCTACGCGATGGTCGCTGACTCAGCCGAGCACACAGCAGTCAAAGTATTCGCCGAGGCAGTGACCGCTAAGGATGCCCTGACAGTCATGCTGGCTGGCATGGTACGACGCGGTCGCATCGGCAAGCGCGTAGAGAAATTCTACAAAGCACGTTCAGACAAATTCACAGCGGAGGCAGTATGAAGAACATCTATCTGTTCAGTGGCGGTGGCTTCGTCATCGCCCACGACTCAGCCGAGTTCGTGACTAAGATGCGTAACAGCAGTCTGTTTGGACACAGTGACCATGACACCGAGTTCATGGCGCGAGTATCCCAAAGGTGCATGACCTACAACGAGGCGTACATCAGCACCCTTGACACCGACAGCTTCTTGCGCGACCTGATTACCCATGAGCTTGTAGTGGCGATTAACCCCGATTTGCCATTGCGTATAAGTTGAGTTATACTTCCCTTGTCAGCAACCAAATCAAAAGGAATTAAAAATGCAATACGCAAAATTTTATGTAGGTTTAAAAATTGTTACCAACACCGAACTCGGAGCCACAATTTACACAATTGATGAAATTAATGGAATGCAAGCGCAAGTAAGTTACAAAACACTTAAAGGCAAAAAAGTTAATTGTGGCTGGAATGACATGAGCATTATGTTGCCAGCAACCGATGCACAAATTGCTAAATACAACCGCCTGTGCGCTTTGGAATCTCTCAGAACTTAATTGAAAGGAATTAAAAATGAACAACACACTTTATGCCGCTTATGGCAGTAACCTGAACCATGACCAGATGGCTCGCCGATGCCCTGATGCTGAGTTCCTAGGGACTGGCAAACTCAATCACTTCAGGCTGGTTTTCCGGGGCGTTGCCGACATTGAGTATGCAAGGGGTAGCAAGGTATTAGTTGGCTTGTGGCGTGTCACTGAGGGCTGTATGGATGCCCTAGACAGCTATGAGGGATACCCTAGCCTGTATGACCGCACACTCATAAATGTAGAACAGCCCGATGGCTCCACTGTGGAGGCGTGGGTCTATTACATGCTCAGAGAGGGATACCAGCCACCACTGAAGACATACTACCAATCAATTGCTGATGGTTATAAGCATTGCGGTCTGCCACTCAAAAAGTTGCAAGCCGATTTGATAACCGCTCGCGACCTGTACTTCAATCAAGAAACTCTTTAAAGGAATTAAAAATGTCTCACGATATTGAACGCATCAATGGCATCAATGAAATCGCTTATATCGGGCAAACGCCTTGGCACGGACTCGGTCAACGCCTGACTGAAGATGCACCAATCCATGTCTGGCAACAAGAAGCTGGATTAAATTGGCAAGCAAATGTCTCACCAGTTGCATTCCAGCCGACAGCCGACTCAGATTTTGTCGTGATGAAAAATAAATTTGTCATCTATCGCAATGACACTCATGCGCCATTAGGCGTAGTGACTGATAGATACAACATCCACCAGCCCGACCAAATCTTAGACTTCTTTAACACTCTGGTAGAGTCTGCCGGGTTTAAGCTTGAGGTCGCTGGTGCTCTGCGTGGTGGCAAGCGGATATGGGCATTAGCAAATGTCAACAAAGAAGCTTGCGTACTGGGTGATGATGCAGTGCGCGGTTATCTGCTCTTGTCTACTAGCTTTGACGGGTCAGCCGCCACCATCGGACAGTTCACCAGCGTGAGGGTAGTCTGCCATAACACGCTGTCAATGGCTGACCGCGAGAACGCCCCATCTAGGGTGTCATTGACCCACGGCACTACCTTTGACCCATCTGCCATGCGAAACCGCCTAGGAATCGTGGTAAGCGGGTTTGAGGGCATGATGGACAGGTATCGGTACATGGCACGACAAGATGTTGGCACAGCTTATGTTGAGAAATTCCTAAAAACGCTTTTCCCAAGAGAGCGCATCGGTGCTGATGGTCAATTAAAAAATAGTCGTGGATACAACAAGGTCATGGAAATTTTTGAGAGTCGCGGCATCGGGTTTGAATTGCGCGGTGTGCGTAACACACGATGGGGATTGCTTAATGCAGTGACGCAGTATGTTGACCATGAACGCGGTCACAACGCTGATAACCGGCTTAACAATGCTTGGTTCGGACAAGGCAACAGAATGAAAACTGAGGCTGAAGAATTTCTCTTAGGTTGACATAATCGGTAAGGCAGCTTATACTGGTTGCCTTACCAACAATTTAAAAGGATTGAAAATGAACCGCATAACTTATGAAACCAAAGTCGCCAATCGTTGCAAGTCAGCCAGCGAGTTTCTAGGCGCAATCGTTGTAGGCTTAATCTTTGCCGCGCCATTCCTGATTGAAATTGTTAAGGAGTTGGTCAAATGACTGCATCATTCACGCATGAATTGCTTAGTGGCGAATATGTCACAGTGGTTTACGAATTTGTTGATGAAGATGAAACTGTCGGTATGCCACGCGAATTTGAAATTGCCGTATACAACGAATTCAGAAAGGAAATCCGCGAT